ATGCAAAGAAGGAGTCAGCGATGTGATTAGGGACGAACGCGAACTCATCGAGGAAGAGGATATTGAACGACATGCCTCGGACAGCACTCGCAGATGTAGAAGCTGCCAATATCTTACTGCCATTTTCTAACTCTATGTTTCCTTTGTTCCATGCTATAATACCTTGTTGCATCCATTTTGGCAAGTTTTCGTAAGCAGTTGCTAATCTTCCTAACAATTCTCTAGCAGTTGCTGCTTTGTTAGCAAGAATGCCAATGTTGACGCTATCATTAAAGATAAGATAATGTAATAGATAAGAAACCACAGTGGTAGACTTACCAGTCTGTCTTGGCATCTTGCAAATATTGAATCTATTTTTATGGAAATTGTTAATTAACTTCTCTTGGAAGTGATATGGACTGAATGGAACAAGACCTTCGTCCAGTGAAACAATCTTCACATAATTATTTGCAAAATACACAGGATCATCTTTACACTTAATGAATTCTAAAACTTGTTCCTGTGTAAACTCAATAGGCGTATTTGCCTTTTTTAGATTCGGATTGCCAAGGTATACATTATCACTCATGATTTAAATTTCTGATATCTGTAAAATAGTTTCTTGTGTTTTTAAGTACAGTTTGACGTATGCTTTAGCAATAGTCCTAAGAGTGTCTATAGATTCACATCCATCAATTTCTCTTGATAATTTTTCATATTCAAAAATCTTGCACAGTTTATCTAGAGAGATGCTGTCTGGGTTCATTTTGTACTCCTGCAAAAAGCAAAGGTTGGGTTGGATCCCTTAGGACTGGATTATAGTACAAGACCTTTGCTCCTGGGTAAACCTTTACGATTTCTCCCAAAACCTCAGATTTAGATGGCCTTCCAAACTTAGGGAAAAACATTTGAGTTGTAATTGACTTACCCCTCCAGTTTAAAAGTATACTATAAGTCTTTCCTCTTTCCTGTATCCTAAGATATGATTCTTTTACGTTAGCAGACTTTTTGGGAGTTGACGGAACAACTTTTCCTCCACCATGCTTCTTTACTAATTTTTTAAGTAGGTTGTCTGGACCACCATATTTTGATGCATCAACTGCTTCCGTTGCAACATTCTTTGCCTTACCCTTTCTATCTGGGTTTGGATCTTGACGATTCTTACGTTCAAATGCTCTTTGCTCTTCTTCATCATCAAGATTACGCTTCATTTTTGAAGAACCACACTTTGGTTTTGTGGTTTGTCCTGGTTGTTTTGCACAGGGTTTTCCTGCGTGTTTACCACCAAGTTGAACCCAACCAGGGGTGCCATCAGAAGCGCGACTCTTAGTAAACCAGTCACGCAAAGAACTATCACCACTCTTCGTTTCTTCGTTTGTAACATAATCTGCTGCCGTATCAATGTAATCTGCTGCTTTGGTAATCTTTGATTGTACCCATGCCTGAAGATTTCCTTCACCTTTTTTGCCCATCTTTTTTTGAAGACGTTTTACTGCATTGGTTACAGTCTTCAGTTCTGAACGAGCCATTGAATACTCATGATCTTTCTCTTTTGCTTCTCCAATACTCTTTTTCTTTCCTTGGCAATGAGCACGCTGAGAGAATCCTTTTGGATTATCACAGTTGATTGACTTTTTATACTTGTCTGACCACTTCTCTGTGATTGTTTTATTGTTCAGTAGATAATTCTTGCTTTTCTTTCTTGGTGTTTCAATAACTTCTGGACACTCTTTTGTGCCATGAACTGGACACTTCTCCCCTTCTTTGTTGTGAGAGCATGTAGTCGCTTCTATAACGTCTCTTTGCCAGTCCGTAAACTTTTTCATTCTTTGCTAAATCCTTGCTTTAGGAGTTTCTGTAGTTCTGCGGTTGATCCAACAAACAATGCATTATTAACAGTAGTTGGAGTATTCTTCTCTTCTTTATTTAGATCCTTCATCTTCTGCTGAAGATCAATTAACTTATCTGTTACGTCACCAACACTTTTGATCAATTGTCCAACAACTTCATAAGATCTTGGTTGTTGACCTTCTTCTGCTAGTTCAAGGATACCATTAATTGCCTCTTGCCCCTTTTCAATCAAAGAGTAAAGATTTCCTCTTGTGTATTCGTAGTCAGTAACCGAGTCACTTTTTTTCTGAATCTCTGCTAACTGCTTCTTAGTTTCTTTCACCACTTCATTAGCAGTGACCTCTACATCTAAGGATTGACTTATCTTTTCAAATTTTTCACTCATACATCTACTCCCTTAGTCGTACTATAAGATCTTCCATCACCAAAATCATAACGAGTTTCACTGAACCCAAAGTCGTCTCCAACTTCAATTAGTGCATCATCATCACTATTGACTGCATCAATTGCAGTTCCTTGGATGTGGGAATCACTAATTGATCCATCTTCAGCCCTTCTAACAGTTATCGTTTCATTGTCAATTTCCTTGATATACATTAATTCGTTTTGAATTGCGATGTAACTGTCTACTGCAAGACTTGAAGCATTTGTGACTTGGAACTTAGTCACAGTGCTATTGATGTCTTCTGCAAGAGTAGTTGCTGCATCATCATTATAATCTTTAATTGCTCTTGGTTCAGCAACGTATCTAAGTTCTCTCTTTGCAGTTGCTTTATCTGTACTGGTGTGGTAATCAATTTGTACCTTTTTGATGAGTCCTTCTGAACTATCGGCAATAGGACCAAACAGATATGTCTTTGCAGTAAAGTCTAAAGTATGAATAATGACCCTCTTTTCATCGTAACCAGACTCGTAATTATCATCAAAGGAAACAGAATCAAGAACCATTGGGATATCTCTCTTTTCTCCAATTGATTCTACTAAATCAACACTCACATTAAATGATGGTTGGAAAATTGGGAGAATCTGTTCTATAATTTGCAGTGCATCTTCATTATATTGTGACATGATTGAAAGTCTGAATCCCAAATTATATGGGACTGGCATAAAGACTTTCTTTGCAAGTTTTGTCCCATCTTTTGTAAAAGTTTTAAAAGTTTGCATTGTTGCAACCTTTCTAGTATTATCATATTGAATACTAGATAATTCAAATGCTAATCTGGGAAGAGTAATAGCAACTCTTTTTCTGATATCTGGTTTCTGCTCAAGTCTTGCCAGGAACTTTTCAATTGGTCCATATGCAATAGGAACTTTCATAGTAGAATAAGCAGACCCATCTTGCTTTTTATGGCGGATCTCAATCGTGTTGAAGAGAGTGCCAAAAGCAATGATTGTCTTTCTTATAATCTCGTGATAGTGATATGTTCCTAACATGATATTGTGTCAGTGTATACTAACTATTTAGAATTCGCCAAATGGGTTCTTTTCGGTGAAATCCAAAATTGCATCTGCTTCTGATTCTACTTCTATATTTTCTGCAAAAGTATCATATTCATCTTGAGTTGAAATGCTCTTGATGGTATAACTTGCATCAGAACCATTTTGAGTTGTTCCAATACCAACTAATACTTCACCAAGTGCAAAGTTACCAGAAACAGTGGTGACCTTGAGTATTGATACATCAGAATCCCATTCTGCAACGTATGCTGTTGTGCCAGTAGAGACTCCTCTGACTAACTCTTTGAAGAGATAATCTCCAGTTCCAATTCCACCAGTGTTTGGTGAAGAAATACTAATAGTAGGTGCAAGTGTATATCCTGCGCCAGCATTTGTGAATCTAATTGCGCTTACTTCACCGAGAGTATTGACCACTGCAGATGCAGATGCATTTATACCACCAGAAGGTGCAGTACTGATTGATACGACTGGAGTTGTACCATAACCACCACCACCATCGTTGATTGTGATTGCACCCAAGGAACCTTCATTGATAATTGCTGTTGCAGCTGCACCAGTTCCGAACGCATTTTGACTACGAATAGTAATTATTGGTGCTTCAGTGTAACCAAATCCAGGGTTTGTAATTTCAATTCTATCAATGGATGACCCAACCTGACCAGTTCTACTGGTCATGATCGCAACAGCAGTAGCATTGATGCCCGTAGATGGTGCAGTTGCGATTCCGATTAGTGGTGGAACCGTATAACCTGTTCCATCATTAATCAAATCAATTGCAGATACAGATTTTCCAGTCTGCAGCACACTCAATGTCTTTGCAAGTTGTACGTCTACAGATGCTGTTGACGCTTCAGCACCAACAAGGGTCAACTTCGTAATATAACCAAAATCAACTACAGATTCATCTACTTCTTCAATGCTTGTGTCAATATTATCATCAAGAGCATAATCCATTACCTCACAACTCAACTGATACACATATAGATTGTTTAGTTGATAAAATGGTTTTTTACCCTCAACATACTTGATCTCAAACATTGTATTGTCAAGTGGGAAATATATTAAATCTCCTTCTTGTGGTCTAGTTGATAATTGAATGTCTGATTGGTTTATAAGAAATGGCGAAATGAAATCTTCATATCTTTCTTTTGAAATAATGAAGGTAACAGCATCAGTCGTCTGTACACCAAATTTTGATAGAATATCTCCACTACCCTCAAAACCTTGGTAGTTGAGAAGATATGCCTCCATTCTGAATGAATCATCAAATGTTGATGCTACAACTTCTCTTAGAATGGTCTTCTTGTTGACCATTTTTCTGGGAAGATAAACTACATCTTGCCCATAAATTTTTAATTGCTCATTGATTAGGTCTTGTACTAATCTTTGTTCGCTTTGTGACCCTTGAAGGAAATATGAGTTGAGTGGCATAACTTCATCCTATCATGTCAAGAGGTGGCATTTCGTATGTATCTCTGAGTTCCTGTTCTAACTCTTCAACTTCTCTGATTGCATCATCATAAATTTGTCTTCCATTGAGTTGAACTCCACCTGGAAGCATAACACCTTGGAATTTAATTAAGTTTTGTCCCCACTGCCTCTTAATCAAGGCTGTAAGATATTTTTTCAACCACCAGTCGTTGTATACTTTATCTGCTTCTAATGGATCTACAAGTCTATAACAGTCAAGAACGATGTAAGTGTCTGAACTAAAACTTGCATAGTCAATGTCAAGGTATAATCTATGTCTCTTCTTATTGAAACGTAACTGTACATCTGGAGTGATCAATCTGCTGAGATCTTCCAGATACGTTTTTGTCATTGCATAATTTAAAAGATCAAGTGCTCCATAATAGTAAAGGTCATTGAGGAATAATTGATATTTCAAATTGAACAACCCACTAGAGATTGTGCTATTGTCCATCTTGAAGACTTGATTGACTCCAAGAACATAATCTGGTAGTTGTAAAAAGTTTGTGTTCTGATCCCAAGTTACTGTTGTAATACCAACTGTTGATGTTGCAGTAGTGGTTGTTATGCCAGTTTTGAGTGTATTTTTTTCTGCTTCTGTAATCTGGTGCTTCAGGAATACCCTTTCAATACCATCAAAGTGATATTCCTGAAAATGCTGAATTGCATCATCAACGAGATCATCAATCTGATCATCATCCACGTTAATTTCCAAAACAGGATATCCAAGTCTCCTTAGACAATAATCAATTAAACCTTGTCTAGTTGTTGGTTGACTCATTCTTCGATACCTGCTTCCTGATATTTATTTGGACCAATGTTATCAAGTTGGGTTTTCAACTCATCGTAATCTCTTTGTAGAGATTCGTATTTGGATTCTAGAAGAATATTTTGATTAATTAGAGATGAAAGTTTAGAATGATAATTCTTGATCAAAATATTCACATCAACTTCACTATTCATAAGTCTAGAAGGTTCCTCCATCTAAAGTGTCAGTCCACATTGGTTTGCTAGTGTAAACCGTTGTGACGGTGCTTGGAGTAATTGAAATTGATACTCCATCAACAACCAGATCATCTGTTGTGTTGAATGTTCCTTGAACTCCAATCAGAGTTAAAGTGCTTCCAGCAGTAATGGTTGTCTTACAAACACCATATGCAGAACTATTGTTTTGCTGAGTTACTTGAGCACCAGCAGCAATAGTTGCAGTTGAAGGAAGTGCAAGAGTAATTTCAGTAACTGCGGTCAAAATTTGAGTGGATGTTTTGGTATTAGATCCATCAGAAGGTGCATTTGTTGATCTCTGTAATCCAGAATCATCAAAGAATACAACACCATTAGTTGAGAAATCGCCAGACTGGTAGTAAATACCCTTAACATCAAGGAATCCCTTTGTTCCAGATGCTACACTATTTGAGACAGATGCATCAGGAATATAAGTCCATCTTCTGCTATCATCAGCATGAGTTCCATGAGTCAGTGCAGTTACTGTGCTATCAGCAATTGAACTGTCATCAAAACCGAAGAAACCTACCTTATTGTTTCCTGTTCCTGAACTTGTATTATAGTCAAACGAGATACCACGGTCAGTGTTGGTATCAAATGCATGTGTGACCGTTATTTGAGTCGTTGTATTGATACCAGCAGTAGTAGTACCACTAAATGTAATTACTTTAGAGGAACCATCATAACTTGTAACAGTTGAGAATCCAGCAGCATCAATATTTGCAACTGTAAGAATATCTCCAGTATTAATCCCAACAACGGAATCAACGGTAACGGTAGAAACACCACTTTGAACTGTCGCCATGACAGTTCTTACACTAGTTACGTCTCCAAGATTAAAGATTGGTTCGTTGACTGTGACTGAACTCGAGTTAACTGTGGTTGTAGTACCATCAACTTGCAGGTCGCCTTTGATGATAACCGTTCCCTCATTGCTCAGTCCATCGGGGAATGGGTCAATGAAGAGGGTATTTCCACCACCAGCTCTAGTTGAAATTACGTTAGACGAAATTCCAACATTATCAAACGTTGCTCCACCAGTATTATCAAATCCACCAACGTGAGTGATATTACCAGTAATCGTTGTGATACCAGTAATTTCTAATTGATCAGCAGCACCATTTCCTAAGGTAGTGTTACCTTGTACAGTAAGATTTTGCTGAATAATTACATTATTCTGGAAAGTAGTAACTCCAGTTACATTTTGGTTTCCACCGAGTACAAAATCGCCACCAACATGGAGGTTCTTGGCGATTCCAACACCACCTTCAACTTCTAATGCACCACTATTAACACTAGTTGCTTCATCTGCAGATACAATAGTTACTTGACCAGTTGCAGCACCAATATCAACTGTAGTTGCAGCACCACCGAAGTTAATTGTTGTGGCGTTGGTATCTAAAAGTCCAAATGTTGTCTGATTGGTAGTAATATCCCCACCATCAACATTCAAATCTCCATCAAGATCAACTGTAGCATTTCTAATAGTAGCAATTCCAGTTGTTGCACCGATAAGGATATCGGTAGCAGCATTAAATGCATTTACATTAGTTGCATTAGCATTTAAGAGATTAAAGGTCGTTTGATTGGTGGTTAAGTCTCCACCATCAACATTGAGATCTCCATCAAGGTCAACAGTTGCATTATTAATTGACATTGTGCCAGTGGCAGCACCAATATCAATATTTGTAGCCGCACCAAATGCATTTACTGTTGTTGCATTTGCGTTAAGTAAGTTAAACGTTGCCTGATTTGTTGTGATGTCTCCACCGTCAACATTCAGATCAAAGTCAATATCTACAGCACCACCAACATTTAAGTCAGTTGCAAATCCAACACCACCAGTTACGGTAAGTGCTCCAGTAGTTGGACTTGATGATGCAGTTACATCACTAATGCTGATCGCTACACCATCTGCATAGTTCCAATCAGCACCCTCTACCTCAAGTCTATCATCCGTTGTTTCATCATATCTGATTTTGGTATCCTTACTAGTACCAAAAGTGAGATATGTGTCATCGGGAATTGAAACTTCACCAGTTCCATTTGGATCTAAGTTAATATCTCCATCTGTATCTGTAGATGAAATGGTATTTCCATCTATGGTGATATTATCTACATTCCATTGATCAACTTTTCTGTTCTGATCAAGAATTGCAACAAAACCATTTGACGCAGTTGTTGGGTTTGCTTGTCCAGCAACAAGTCCTGGTGCAATACTTAAGAGGTCGGTATAATATCTACCACCGACTACTTGTGCGTTTTGTGAGTTGTCTCCAGCAAATAGTCTTCCGCCTTTATTGCCGTGAGTACCTACTCCAACTGTAAGACCAAGTTCACCAAAATTGAGACTAGCAGGAGCTAATGTGCCTGTAGACCTTTTTACTCTTATAATACTTGCCATGGCTTAAAAATTTCCTCCATTGATGTCCAAATTTTGGGTGCTGCCTGGTGTTAGTTCTAAAGTTGCTTCCCATTTTGATGTTGAAGAATTATAAACTAAAACCATACCGTTAGACAAACCACCAGAAATATCAACATCAGATAAACCACCTAACGATCCACCACTTCCAGAAAAGGAAGATAGGACTTTTACTGCATTTTGAGATCCAACTCTTACTTTAATGTCTGCCATATTTTTTAACTAGTTGTGACTCCAGCGGTAACAATGGCACTTCCTTCTACTACTCTAGTCTTAATAGAACCATCATCCAACAAAATATCATAAACGTATCTTCCTGGTTTTAGACTAGTAGTCGCAGTTGATCCTAGAGATATTTTCAATTGACCTTGAGTAGCATTGGGAAATGAAACTGAAAAGGTGGCAGCGGTTGTTAATGATGAAGGATGTTTCTTCATTTTTGAAGAACCAGTATATGATGTTAAATCCAAAGGAGCATTTGCTGAGTTTTCAAGATTAAAGGTCTGATTAAAATCAGCACCGATATCTATTACGATATTGCTAACATATGCTGCCATTACTACAATCAGATAGGATCTTTCTCTAGATATTTATAAATCATTTATTCACAATAGAAAGAAGAAGAGATTTTATCTCTGCCAAATCACCCTTTAGTGATTCAACATCTTTTTTGAGAGTTTTCATCTCCATCTTCTCTCTGTATTTTGTCTCAGAAAGTCTCATAAATTTTTCATACTCGCTCTTATTTTGGTTAATAATTGCGTTGGAGTTTGAATCTCTAACTAAAGAGGTATCAGACTCCACTTTGATGTAATTATTCATTTGCTGAGAATGATCTTAATGCAATTGCTCTGAAGTTTTTGATTCTTGGTGGTTTTGCCTGACTCGTTGAAGTCATTACAACCTTGATCATGAATCCACTGAACTGAGGGGTATTTTCAGCAGTAAACTTGTACTCACTGAAACCATTTTCAGTTTGGTTTGGATTTACTGTCTTATCAGGTGATCCGTCAGTATTGAATGGAATGTAAACTTGCTGAGCATCAGAACCATCACTTCTGAAAAGTTTGTAGAATACACGGATATCTCCTTCTGCTTCTCTATGTCCATCAAACTGGACATAAAGTGAATTGGATGGGAATTCAAGGAGAATCTTTTGTGTTTCGTAGATTGCAGAGTTTGGATCAGAACCAGGAATTCTGACTCTACTGTCTGTTTCAAAATCAGTTACTTTGTTATCAACAAGGTT